AGGATTTTTTGGACAGCGTGCTGCCGGGAGACGAGGACGAATAGAAAAAGCCCGGCGGCTACCGGGCTTCCAGAGGAGGAGAGGCAAGGAGATTTTTTCCTTGCCTCTGATTATACCACGAGGGAGGGAATTGCGTTGGACCTTGAGACAAATATCCTGCAATGCGTGGACGAGCAAATAGGGCACTGGTGTACGAATTGCCCGGACGCGGACCACTTTGAAGCCGACATTACCGGGCCGGAGGAGTGGGTATGCTCCAAGTTGATTTATCCCGGATCGGACGGCTGCCTCCGTCGGGACAGGTACGAGGACATTCAAGCCCTCGCACGGCAGATTGTAGAGATGGTGGAATGTGGGGAGGAGCGCGCATGGCAATCAATCTGAAACGAACAAGCACCATAGCGGCGGACGGGGTGAAGGTTTTGGTGTACGGGCAGGCGGGAGCGGGGAAGACGTGTTTGATCCCATCGCTGCCGAATCCGGTGATTCTCTCGGCGGAGGGCGGACTGCTCTCCATCGCCGGGACGGATATTCCGTACATTGAAATCGGGTGCATGAAGGATTTGGACGAGGCGTACAAGTGGCTCGTCGGCTCGAAAGAGGCGGGAGAGTTTCAGTCTGTGGCGCTGGATTCGATCAGTGAAATCGCCGAGGTGGTGCTTTCGGCTGAGAAGAAAACACAGAAAGACGGACGCGCCGCTTATGGAGCAATGGGCGAACAGATGACGGACTTGATCCGCGCTTTCCGCGATCTCCCCGGCAAGCACGTGTACTTTTCGGCGAAGCTGGAGAAAGCCCAGGACGAGATGGGGCGGATTTTGTACGCTCCTTCCATGCCTGGGAACAAGGTAGGACAGCAGCTCCCCTACTTCTTCGACGAGGTGCTGGCGTTGCGGGTGGAGAAGGACAACGAGGGCGTTCCGCAACGGATGTTGATGTGCATCCCCGACGGCATCTGGACGGCGAAGGATCGCTCCGGCGCGCTGGATCAGTGGGAAGCTCCCGATCTCGGGGGCGTGATTGCGAAGATCGGAGGCGCTGCGAATGCTCAACCTTTCTGAAGCCCCCGTGCGCGGCGCGACGAAGGAGGAGTCTGAGAGGAGATTCATCGCCCGCGACGGGAAGGTGATCAAGGCGCACTCCCCGGCTGAGAGCCGACACGATCTGATGCGGCTGTGGTGGGAGTTCAAGCGTCAGGAAGAGCTTGCCGTGACGCAGCGGCGCGAGATCGAGGAGATGTTGACTTCCCATTTGCCGGAGCAGTGGGAGGGTTCGGAGACGGAGCGCGATGGGGAGTTCAAGGTTGTGATCTCCCGGCGGTTCACGCGCAAGGTGGACAGCGACGTGCTTCAGGCGACGGCGCGCGAGTTCGGACTTGAGGAGTATCTGCCGGAACTGTTCCGGTGGAAGCCGGAGGTGGATGCGAAACGGTGGAAGGGCGCTCCCGCCGAAGTGACGGCGAAATTGGAGCGGGCGATTACGGTGACGCCGGGCAAGGCGTCCGTCAAAATCACACTTGAGGAGGAGTAGAACATGGCCATACTTGACGAAGAAATCATTATAGAGGAACTTCCCGAAGAGTCGTCTCCCGACCCGATACCGGCGGGGTGGTACGAGGCGACGATCGTGGCGGCGGAACTGAAGGATACGAAAGATTCCTCCGGGAAATACATCAATGTGCGTTACGACATCGCCGGCCCGACGCATCAGGGGCGCTGCGTTTTCGGCAATCTCAATATCAGGAACGCCAGCCCGAGAGCCGAGGAGATCGGAAAGGCGCAGCTGGGCTCGCTGTGCAAGTGCATCGGAATTACCGACAGGTTGCGCGACACCGACCAGCTCGTCGGTCACGCGGTGCAGATCAAGGTGGGCATCCGCAAGGATACGACAGGACAGTACGGCGATCAGAACGACGTGAAGGGGTTCAAGCCCATCGACGGAGACGCGCCAGTCATGATGGGGCCTTCCCCGCAGAGCAAGTTCGCCCCGGCGCAGAAGTTCGCCCCGGCTGCGAAAGCGGCTCCGGCGACGGCTCCGGCAAGCGCTCCGTGGAAGAAGTGACGATACGATGGCGGAAATTCCGGAGAGTATTCACACCGTAGCCGCCAAAATCGACGAGTGGCATGAAGAGCATCAGGAGGGACCGCGCCCGCACATGGGCGCGTCCCTTCTGGGGCATCCGTGCGACAGGTGGCTTTGGCTGACGTTCCGGTGGGCGGTGGTGGAGAAATTCAACGGCAGGATGCTTCGTCTCTTCCGGCGCGGGCAGAGGGAAGAAGAATTGATCGTCTCCGACCTCCGCGCCGCCGGGATGGAAGTGCATTCGACGGGGGCGGAGCAGTCGCGGGTGGACTTCGGAGCGCATGTCTCCGGGAGTATCGACGGCATCATCGAGAAGGGCGTTCCCGAGGCCCCGGCGAAGAGACACGTTCTGGAGTGCAAGACGCACTCGCTGAAGTCCTTCAAGGCACTCTGCGACAAGGGCGTGCGGGAAGCGAAACCGCAACACTGGTGTCAGATGCAGCTGTATATGCACGGAACCGGCATCGACCGCGCGCTCTACTTCGCCGTTTGCAAGGACGACGACCAGATTTACACGGAACGCGTCCGCTACGACGAGGAGGCGGCGAAGGCTCTTGTGGAGCGGGGGCGAAGGCTGACGCTGTGCGAACGTATGCCGGAGCCGCTTTCGACGGATTCAACATGGTATCAGTGTCGCTTCTGCCCGGCGCACTCGGTTTGTTTCGAGTCGAAGCTAACGAAGGAGATCAACTGCCGCACGTGCGCGCTTTCTACGCCAACGGAAGACAGCACGTGGCTATGCGCCCGGTACGGGAATGAAGAAATACCGGTGGACGCACAGCGCGAGGGGTGCGACGGGCATGTACTCCATCCCGATCTTGTGCCGTGGAAGTGGCTTCCGTCGGACGATGGACTGACGGCGATGTACGAGATCGACGGAGAGGTTGTCAAAAACGGACTGCCGGGAGCGACGGTGCATTCGTCGAAGGAGCTGCTCGGGTTGATTGGTTGGGAGGTGGATGGAGACGATGAAAGTCCTGTGCCCCGTGTCGAGGCTGGAGTGTCTGCGTGAGACGTGCGCGGTATGGGTGCAGTCGGAGAAACGCTGCGGGCTGACCGGAGGGAGGCCGGTGGAAAGGCCGGACAAGCTCTACACCGTGAAGGAAGCGGCGGAGTATCTCAACATTCATGAGATGACGATGTACTTCCGGCTCAGAAGCGGAGAGATACGCGGTGTTCGCACAGGGAGGTTGTGGCGCATTCCGGAGAGTTCTCTTCGTGAGGCAACGTCCTTGGCATGATTCTGCGCGACTATCAGAGGCAGGCGATTGACTCTCTCTACGACTGGTTCCGCAAGAATGACACGGGGAATCCGTGCTTGGTGCTGCCTACAGGTGCTGGGAAGAGCGTGATTTTGGCGGAACTCTGCCGGGACGCGCTCTCTTCGTGGCCTGGTACGCGGATTTTGATTCTGAGCCATGTGAAGGAATTGCTCGAACAGGACGCGGAGAAGATACGGATTCTCTGGCCGGACGCGCCTCTTGGCATCTACTCGGCGGGGCTTGGATGCCGTGACGTGGATGCGATCACCGTGGCGGGGATTCAGTCGGTGTATCGGAAGGCGAGCGAAATCGGATATGTCGATATCGCCATCGTGGATGAGTGCCATCTACTGAATCACAAGGACGAAGGCATGTACCGGAATCTATTGAACGAGCTGGAAGCGATCAACCCCTCTCTGCGCGTGATCGGACTGACGGCGACTCCGTACAGGCTCGGACACGGCTTGATCACGGAGGGGGGGGCGCTCTTTAATGCTCTGATTGAACCGGTGCGCATAGGGGAGCTGGTGGAGCGGGGGTACCTTGCCCCGCTCCGCTCCAAAGGAATGGAGCTGCTTCTTTCGGTGGACGGTGTGAAGCGGCGCGGCGGCGACTTCGTGGAATCGGAACTGGCGGAGATGGTGAACACGAAAGCCAACAACGAGGCGATGGTGGAACAGACGCTTCGGATTGCGCAAGGACGGCGTTCGATTCTCGTCTTTTGCTCCGGCGTGCAGCACGCCTATGCGATGCGCGATCTCTTCCGGGAGAAGGGGGAGGTTGCGGAGGCGGTTCTCGGGGAGACGGATTCGGAGGAGCGCGCGCGCATTCTCGAAGATTTTAAGGCCGGGCGCGTGCGGGTGGTGACGAATAACTCGGTGCTTACGACAGGCTTCGATGCGCCGAATACGGACGTTTTGGTCATGGCGCGCCCTACGGAGAGCATTGTTCTTTATATCCAGTCGGCGGGGCGCGGTATGCGTCCGAAGGAGCACGTGTCCGACTGTCTCCTTCTCGACTTCGCGGGGAACGTGCGCCGTCACGGCCCGATCACGGACGTGATCCCGCCGAAGCGGAAGGGCGACAAGAAGGGCGAGGCGCCGGTGAAGCTGTGCGAGCAATGCCAGGAACTCGTCCACCTGTCCGCGAAGGTGTGTCCGGCGTGCGGGTGGGCGTTCCCTCCTCCGCCGCCGAAGAGATACGTTCTCGGGAACGAGGACATCATGGGAGGCCCGTCGTCGTTCGGCGTGGAGGAGTGGCGCTGGCGACGGCATACTGCGGCGAGCGGGAAGGAACTTGTGCGGGTGACGTACTATGGACATTCGGATTCCGTGGATGAATATCTTTGCCTGCTTCACGGCGGGTACGCGGCGCAGAAGGCGTTGTCGGCGCTGCGGCGGATGGAGAGGAATTGCGGCGTGACGGTTGGAAATCCATACGATTTGGACGAGGTGGTCGAAACCATGCAATGTGCTGTCCCTCCGAAGGAAATCACGATTCAAAGGGAAGGAAAGTACCATCGCGTTGTCGGGAAGGTGTGGGGATGAGGCGGACGTCGAAGAAAGCGCCTCCGCCGGAGGTTGAATCCATACCGACGGAACACGAGGAGCAGTGCGGATTCGTTCAGTGGTTCCGGCGCAAGTTCCCGGACGTGCGGATCATAGCGATTCCGAACGGCGGCGCTCGCAGTCCGTCTGTCGCCTGCCGTCTCAAGGCCGAAGGCGTAGCGCGGGGGGTGCCTGACCTTTTT